GCCGGAAGCCTCGCGCGAGGAACTGGCGGATACAATGAACGTGATTGCATTCCGTTTGCTGGGGCAGGCAAGGGCGGAAGTTCCGGTGCGGACCGGCAAACTGAAGTCGCTGCTTACGGCCAAAGTCTTGGTTTCGTCGCTCACATTGAAGCTGGGGTTGGTGAACAAGCGGGCACAGCGGCAGGGTTTTTACGGTTACATTCTGGACCAAGGCCGCAAGGCGCAGACGGCCAAGGCGAGACGGCGCAACCGCTCAACTGGAACAATTTCGACTTACACGGTTCGCGTCAAGGCAATCAGCCGCGAGCGTTACAATTTCGTATTTGGTCGCATTCGGGACTTCCGCAAGAACGACCTGCCAAGGCTTCGTGATGCCCTTGAGCGGGTGCTGGGCCGCGCGGCAAGGGGTGAGTAATGACGGACTATGCCAATTCGCTCGAAACGGCTGTTTTTACGCGTCTGACAGCGCAAGTAACACTCGCCTCGGTTTATCAGCACGTTCCAGAAAATCAGGCTCCTCCGGTTGTCATCATTGCCGACTTCTTCCCGGAGCAATTCGGCGGGAAGGGCGATGAAGTTGAGCGGATAGAATTTGACGTTGTGCAGGTTATTCGCGGGGCCGCGCGCAAGCCGCTTCATGCGCTCCAATCGGAAGTCAAATCGGCGCTGCACAATTGGAAAGCTGCGGACGCGGGCGGGGTGGCGTTTAGCGAAGTGCAGCACCTCAACAGTTCGGCGCAACTCTTGCCCGATGGACAGAATTATTACGGCTCAATGCGGTTTCTGGCGTTCGTCCAGACTGCATGATTCCCCCGCGCCCGGTCGCCAGTCGGGTCGCATTCATAGGAGACTAAAATGGCAAAACTTCTCGGCAATGCTTATCGCCTGTGGATCGACACCACGACCACGGGCGGAACTTATGCGATCATCGCGGGCCAGCAATCGCTCGCAATGACGCGCAAGGCCAACACAATTGACACATCGGCCAAAGACGACTTCCCATACGCAACGGTTGCGGCTGGGCTGTTTGACGTGGGCGTTTCGCTTGATGGCGTTGCAACCCTGCCGGATGCGAACGGCTTCACCTTGGCGGAAACGTCCTACAAGGCGCAAACGACCAAGAACTTCCAGATCCGCAAGGGCGGCTCGTCGGGAACGACTGGTGATGCGGTCTGGACTGCGGCCTGCAACATTCTCGACATGTCGATTGACTATGGCCAGAATGATGCGGTCAAATACAAGCTCGAACTCGGCGTGGCTTCGGCACCGACAACTGACGCGCTGTCCTAATGACGGCGAATAAGACGCGGGGTGAGGTATCGCTTGAACTGGAGGGGCAGGAGTATGTGCTCCGCCCCTCCTACGAGGCGATTTCGGCATTCGAAGCGCAGACGGATCGCAGCCTGATCGACCTTGCACGGGCGGCGGGTGATGGCCAGTTGAAGATGAGCGAGGCGGCAATCATTGTCACCGAGTGCATCAAGGCGCATGGCCGCGCGGTTGACGACAAGGCAATGGCGGTATTCAATGCGGCGCGGGTTGGCGAGTTGATCCTTCAGGCCGATGGCGGGCTTCTGATCGCCATGAAGCGTCTTGAACTGTTGCTCTTCATGGCAGCGACCGGGGGCTATACCGGATCGGGGGAAGTGAAGGCGACGACGAAGGGGAATTAGAAGACCCGCGTCGTCGCCTCATGGGCATCGCCATCACGGCCTTGCATTGGCGTCCTTCCGATTTCTGGAATGCGACGCCTCACGAATTCTTTTCCGCGATAGAAGAGCTGCAAAAGCGGCATGAAGAATAGGGGCAACCTATGGCCGATGATGTCGCAAAACTGCTCATTCAAGTCAGCGCGACAACCGAACTCCTGCGGTCAAACCTGAACAAGGCGGAAGCGGCAGTCGCATCATTTGAGCGCGATACCAACAAGCGCCTTGGCCGTATCGACAAGGGGTTTTCCGGCCTTGGCAAGGGCGTGGGCGCGATTAAGGGTGCGCTGGCTGGATTTGCTGGCGGGGCCTTTGCGGGTTTCCTTGCGTCATTCTCGGTCGGCACGATCACAAATGCAATCAGCCAGTCGCTTGAGTTCGCCGGTTCGCTTGGCGAGGTGGCGCAGTCGCTCGGCGTCGGCACGAAGTTCCTGCAAGAGTTTCGCTTTGCCGCAACGCAAAACGGCGCGAGTGTAGAACAGGCAGACACGGCGCTTGGCAAGTTTTCGATTACCTTGGGCAAGGCGTTCAACGGCAACAAGGCCGCGACTGAATCCCTGACATCGCTTGGGTTGAGCCTTGAAAAGCTGAAAAACCAATCCGACAGCGAACGATTTGCGAGTGTTGCCGACGCCATCGCCAAGATCAAAGACCCCGCGCGCCAAGCGGCATCGGCGGTTGCCATTTTTGGGCGCGGCGCACTCGCCATTCTCCCGACCTTGCAGCAGGCCGGATCAGGCTTTCGTCAAGCCGCTGCGGAGGCGCAGAAGTTTGGCCTGATTCTTTCCGACTCACAAATCGCCAATGCGGACCAAACAGCCGACAAAATCGCAAAACTGAAACAGGCGCTTGGCACGAAGATCGCGGGCGTTGTGGCCGATAATGCGGAGGCCATAGGAGCCTTGGCGGATTCCTTGGCAAATCTAGCGGGCGAGGCTGTCAGAGCCGCATCTGCGTGGCTGCAATTCCAACGGTCGCAATCCCGCACAATCCAGATAAAGGATCAAAATCGCGGCACTGAAGAAGTCGGCAGCTTTTTAGGCTTCCGCCTCAAGCGCAACACCAAGCGCGCATTGCCCAAGGGCGGGCGTGGCGGCGGACGCGATGCTGTAGGCACCGAATTTCGGCCAACGGCTGACGTATTGCGGCAATCCACTTTGCCTCAATTGGCAAGTGATGCTCTGGGTTCGTCCGGTGGTGGTGGCGGTGGACGTTCAAGGGGCCTCGCGCGCGAACTGAAAGATGCCGATCCGCTGGCGAAGCAGCTTGCCGACACGATGGCGGAAATCAGCCGCGATGCTGTTGATATCGGCCAGTCCATCCGGGAAGAATGGGCATCGGGCGGCAATGATTTCAAAGACGTTGTCGAAAAAGTCAATGCGAGCATGGACGAGGAACGCGAACTGCGCCTTGATGCCATTCGCCAAGCCGCTGACCTCCAGGAACAGGAATTCAGGGACCTCGCCGGTCTTTATGAGGAACTGTTCACAGGCGGGACAAAGGGATTCCTCCGCGTTCTGAAATATGAAGGTATCCGGGCAATCTCCGAAATGCTCGCGCGGCTATCGCAAGGGCAAAGCCTGTTCGGTGGTGGCGGGCGTAGCGGGGGTCTGTTCGGGTCGCTGTTCAGTTCGATCGGTTCGCTGTTCGGCGGCGGCAATTCTCTCGGCGGCTTTGATGACGTTCTTGGCACAGCCAGCAGCATCCTAGGCCGCGCTTCCGGTGGCCCTGTGAACGCTGGCCAGCCGTATATCGTGGGCGAAAAGCGTGCCGAATTGTTCGTTCCGCGCACTCCCGGCTCCATCGTGCCAAGCCTAAAGGGCATGGGCGGGCAGGCCATCAACCTTACGGTGAACGCCCCAGGCGCAACGGCTGAAACGGTTGCCCTTATTCGCCGTGAATTGGCCAATGCCGCGCCAACAATCGCGGCGGCGGCAAGCAACATGACAATGCGCAACATCTCAAGGCCACGGCTCTAGTTATGGCGACAATCACACCACCTTCCGCCCTGCCGCTTCGTTCGGTCAAGTGGCAACTGAACACGCCCACGCAGGTCAACCGGTCGGAATGGACCGGCGCGCGCCAAGCCGTCATCATTGCGGGCGCGGCGCGGTGGTCGGCATCGGGCGAATTGAAGCCGATCATCAAGCAGTCCAATGCGGAAAGCTGGCAGGCGTTCTTCATCGCGTTGCGGGGACAGGCCAATGTCTTCCAGCTTCGCGCGGTTGAGGCGCAACAGACAACCGCAACCAACCCGACTGTCAGCGGAGGAAGCCAGACCGGCAACTCCCTGAACCTCACAGGCCTTTCCGGTTCGGTTGCGTCAACATTCCTTCCCGCTGGTTCGAAAATGACGATCCCATTCTCGGATGGCACTTGCCAGCTTGTCGTTTTGACCTCGGCACTCGTTGTCGGGGCATCCACAACTGGAACGGCAACAATCGAGCCACGCTTGCGCAAATCACCGGCAAACGCGGCAACGGTTGAAGTGCAATATCCATATGCGCTCATGGCCCTCACGAGCGACATGTCAGGCTGGACGGTTGATCGGGGTCAGCTTTATGGCTTTGCGTTTGAAGCGGAAGAGGCCTTCTGATGTCTCGTCCCGACGCAACAGCTATCGCGGCCCTTTCCGGTTCGCTTCTGCATCCTTGCTTTGTCGGCTATCTTGATTTTTCGGGAGATCCGTTCCGCGTCACGACCGCGCCTTATTCAGTCACATTTTCCAGCACGGGCGACACCGATCTTGACGGCAACACGTTCGATGCGATGGACCCGCAAATCATTTCGGTTTCGGAAATTCAGCACAAGGACGATGGATCTGAAACAGTCACGGCGTCGCTTTCCGGCCTCGCCACGGTAGACACGGCGCTTCTAAACATAATTGGCGACACAAGCCTCTGGAGGGGCCGCACAGCCTCGCTCTGGCTGATGCTCTATAACACGTCCTATGCGCGCGTCGGCAACGTCTGGCGCTTCTACACGGGCCGCATGATGTCGGCTGCGATTAAGGGTGATGTTGCGGGGCAGACGATTGAAATCCAGATCGAAAGCTATCTTGCGAGTTTGAGCCAAGCATCAAATCGGACATATCTTGACCAGTCCTATTTTGACAGCGGCGATCTATCGGCGGCGGCGTCCATCGCCATTGCTAACGGGACGCACAACACAGGCGCGGGTGGCACTGGATTGGGGGGCGGAATGGGCAGCCCTTACAATCGCTATGGCGCGCGGAATCAGATTTTTTGACGCCACTCACACGGCTCCCCGATTGGGAGGAGAGACTTTCGGCATGGTTGTCAGAATGCGCGGGTGCGTCGTTCGAATGGGGCACTCTGGATTGCCTGATGTTTGCCGCCGGGTCCATAAAGGCGGTGACGGGCCACGATCCGGCCAAGGGGCATCGGGGCAAATACAAGACACTTGCGTCATCTGTCCGCTATTTGAAAAAGCTCGGCGCGGATAGTCCTTGGGAATATCTCGACAATACATTCCCCTCAACACCGAAAGCCTTTGCGCGGCGCGGCGATCTGGTTTTAGCGGAAGGCAATGTCGGTGTCTGCTTCGGGGGTTATGCCCTGTTCGTCGGCATTGAGAATGACGAGCCGGGATTGATCCGCATTCCGTTTGCCGAATGGCAAGCCGCCTGGGCTATCGGCTAATGGGCAAGATAGTCAGAACCGTCCTCAAGATCGCCGCAATCGCGGTAAATTTCATTCCAGGAATTGGCCAGCTTGCCTCTTTTGCGATCATGGCGGGGCTTTCGGTTGCGGGAAAATTGCTCGCCCCCAAGGCGCCTAAAGTTCCCAGCTCGCAACGCGAACGGCTTTACTCAACAATCGACCCCGGCGCACCGCGCAAGATTGTTCTCGGTGGCGCAACCGCGCTCGCAAACGATATTCGATATGAGGAATGGTCGGGAACCAATCAGGAATATCTTGACCGCATCATTTGCGTCGCCAGCCATGAGGTGCAGTCGGTTGATGAAATCTGGATTGAAGACCGGCAGGCATGGACGCTTGGCGGCGGCGTCACGTCAACATTCTCAGGCTATCTCACGGTCACAATCAGAACGGTCGGCACGTCCGCAAACACGATTGCAATCAATGGCGGCGGCACATGGGGCAGCGCGCAACGATTGACCGGCTGCGCCTATGTGCATCTCAGGTTCAAAACGACCGGCAACACCAAAAAGACCGAAAGCCCGTTCGCATCAAGCATCCCGCAGCGGACCACATTCATCGGCAACGGCGCGAAACTCTACGATCCGCGCCTTGACACCACGGCGGGCGGATCCGGTTCGCAGAGGTCAAACGACCAAACCACATGGACATGGACAAGCACGACCGGCAACAATCCCGCACTGCAATTGCTGTTCTATCTGCTTGGATGGAAGATAGGCGGCAAGCTGGCAATCGGTCGGGGCATTCCTCCGGCGCGTATCGACATGGCATCCTTCATCGCAGCGGCGAATATCTGCGAGGAATCCGTGTCGCTCGCGGCTGGGGGGACTGAACAGCGTTACAGGACCTATGGCGTCGTTTCAGAGGCGGACACGCCATCTGCCGTAATTGACGTTCTTTTGTCGGCTTGCGCGGGCACCTTGCGCGATGTTGGCGGGCAGCTTTCGCTTTCGATCCTTTACAATGATCTGGCATCGCCCGTTGCGGCTTTCACTGACACGGACGTTTTGGATTCATTCGACTGGCAGGCGCAGCGAGGTCTTGACGAAAGTTTCAACCAGGTTCGCGGCAAGCGCACAGATTCCTCAACCAACGCCCTTTATCAACTCGTAGATTATCCCGCTGTTACGCTGACATCGCCGGACGGGCTTGAGCGCATTCACACGTTCGACTTGGCGATGGTCCAAAGCGCCAGCCAAGCGCAAAGGCTCGCCAAGCAGGAATTGCAGCGCGCGCAATATCAAGGCGTATTCTCGGCTGACTTCAAGGCGACGGCGTGGAAGTGCCAAGTCGGCGATGTTGTAACGCTCACATTCTCGGCGCTTGGTTTCAGCGCAAAACTGTTCCGGGTTACGGCCCAGACAATCCGCATGAACGGCGTTGTTTCGATGACGCTACAGGAAGAAAATTCCGCGATCTATGCGTGGTCTGCGGAAGAGACGGCGGCTGTAACACCGGCGGCTCCGTCCGTCTACAATCCAATCAACAGCCCGCTTATTCAAGGTATCAGCGCGGCGGCACTGACAATCCGCTACCCGACAACGATCCCGACCGATCCGCCTATCGGCTCGATCTATTTTAATGCCAGCGCAAAACAATTTCGCTTCGAAGGAACGCCAGTCACCACGAACGGCGTAACAGCCACATCAGGCGCAAACTCAATCACTGATAGCGGCTGGGTTGAGGTGCAGGACACGGCAATTGCAACGGCTGCCACCACGGCAAACTGGACAACGATCACCGGCAACGCAAAGCCTCAGGACAATGCGGACGTGACAGCGCAATCAGTGCCATCGCTCACGGTTCCCACCACGCTTGCAATCACGGCTGATTATCTGGGGGTAGTGACGGATTCG